AGGCATGTCTGGATTTGCTTGAACAATGTCCCATGTAATACTTGGATTTTCAGATAATTCAAACCAATTCCAAGGTTTGTCTAGATTTGCTTTGATAAACTCCCATGTAATATTCGGATTCATAGATAAGTACACCCAATTCCAAGGGTTGTCTGGATTTGCTTGAACAATGTCTAGTGTAATATTCGGATTTAAAGATAAGTACCTCCAACACCAATCTTTATCTAGATTTGCTTGAACAAACTCCCATGTAATATTTGCATCTCCAGATAACCAAGGCCAATCCCAATCTTTATCTAGATTTGCTTTGATAAACTCCCATGTAATATTCGGATTTAAAGATAATCCGCGCCAATTCCAATCTTTATCTGGATTTGCTTGAACAATGTCTGGTGTAATATTGGGATTCATAGATAAGTACGTCCAACACCAAGGTTTGTCTGGATTTGCTTGAACAATGTCCCATGTAATATCCGGATTTCGAGATAATCCATCCCAATTCCAAGGCTTGTCTGGATTTGCTTGAACAATGTCCCATGTAATATTCGGATTCATAGATAATACATACCAATCCCAATCTTTGTCTGGATTTTCTTGAACAATCTCCCATGTAATATCCGGATTTTGAGATAATCCATTCCAATTCCAATATAAATTTGGATTGTTTTGTACATCTTCCCATGTAATATTCGGACTTTCAGATAATGCATACCAATACCAATCCTTGTCGGGATTCGCTTTTACTAAATCAATCAAGCGCATTTTAGCGTAATATACACTGTATTGTAAAAAAACAATTCGTTTTACGCGGTTGCTTTGAGTAGCTGAATTAAGACTGGTTTAGCATCGCGTTTTCCAAATGGAATGCCTTTCTTTGTAAGAATTTCATGGAGCTCCTTCACAGTCTTAGAATGTAAATCATCAACATCAACTGCGGGGGGACCCTCAACAACCTCCACGCGGTCATCCACTTCCTCTTCCTCTTCCTCTTCCTCTTCCTCTTCAGCCTCAGGTTCGGGGACAGGCTCGGGGGCTGGCTCGGGGACCGGTTCTTGTTTTGGAAGAGGCTGTTGTTCATTCAGATGCGACGCAACAACTAATGCTAACTGTTGAAGCTGTTGGAGAATACGTGTATTTTGCCAATACAAATAAGCAATCAGCCCAGACAAAGCGAGAACCATTGATGCTATAACCGCTAACGATACATATGCGAGGTCCATTTGCTAATTCATGTGGAAGAAACACTGAATCTTTAAACGAGACAATATAAATAGGAATGACTGGCGGATTAATGCAACTCGTGGGCAAAGGCGCCCAAGACCAACTTGTAAATGGAAATCCTTCTTTCACACACTTCCGCTCTGTATACAAACGTCACACTGATTTCGCGATGGAACACTTTCGATTATACTTCAAAACTACAAACATTAATCTTCCACAATATGGGTCTCTAACATTGCGCGCCCGCATTGAACCTTACGCTCAAATGCTTCACGACTGCTATTTAAATATCCAACTTCCGGACATATTTTCACCGGTCGTTCCAGCAACAACATTGCCATCATCCGTTAGTTCAAGTTCTACAGCGATTGGTTACGAATTTCAATGGATAAAGAACATTGGCTATAACATGATTAATTATGTTGCAATCACAATCAATGGACAAGAAATTGTCCGCCATACCGGCGAATGGATGAAATTATACGCTACTCTAAAGTTTGATGCCAACAAAAAGGCACTACTTGACCAAATGGTCGGAAATGTCCCCGAACTGTATGATCCGGCCAACGCATATGACCGTATAAATCAATATCCACACGCTATTTCAACATCTACATCCCAGTCAGCTCCAAGTATTGCGGGTAGAACGTTAACTATTCCGCTTCACTTCTGGTTTTGTGAAGATATTGGGTCCGCATTACCGCTTGTAGCTCTTCAATATTCGGAATGCCAGTTTGTTGTAGAACTTAAAAATATGTATCAACTTTTCACAGTGAAAGATGTCAATCCGCTTTCACCGACATACGGAAAACGCATTGCGCCGGACTCCTCAAATAGTTTATTTCAAATCCCCCACTTTCTATCACCGCCAACATACGTTGACCCAACTGTCCCGACAAACCCATCCCTATCGCTATGGAATTTAAATCCATTCATGGAATGCAACTACGTGTTTCTTACAGATCAAGAAATGGCTCACATTGCGAAGACAGATCATTCATTCATTATTCCGCAGGTAGATTATGTTAGAAAAGAAGGACAGTATGGCGCAGGAAACGACATTGAAATGACGATGCGAAATTTATGCACTCGAATTGTTTGGGTATCGCAGAGAAATGACCGATATCAGATGAATGATTTCGATAACTACACAAACTGGGATGACCCACATAAACCACCCATTGACTCGACATCATTAAGCGGAATGACGCCATGGTATTCGTCGGGAAACGCCCAATCAACAAATATAACAAATCGCGATATTTTGTTAGAGTCAAGTGTGATTTTGGACGGAAAGGAACGATTTGGATATAAACAAACACCATTTTTTAATCAACTACAACTGTATAGGTTTCAGACCGGAAGATCCACCGATTTATCAGGAATTTACGAATATTCTTTTGCGCTAGATCACCACACAACGCAACCGTCCGGACAACTGAATGGTTCACAATTTAATAAAACGATACTTCGAAATTCATATGTTCAACCAACATTTGCAGTATCTTCTCAACCGCAGACACAGGTATGTATATTGAAATCAACGGCCGGAAATCCTAATCCAACAGTAGTAAATCCGAATGCAACAGACGCTTTTGGAAATTTGTTATATTCTCCAAGCGACATCATTACTGTAATTAATAAAAGCGGAAATCAAACGTTCAATTATACATATATAACGAATGTCTATGTAGAATCATACAATTTCTTACGAGTTATTGGTGGCGTCGCAAATGTCGTATTCTCATCATAATAAGGAACAATGTCTGGAATTGCTATCTCAAAGGCGTTGTATGGTGTTGGTTCTCAAACAGTTGATGTTTCAAATGCGGTGAATTCGCATATATCAGAAGGGAAATTATCGTTTGTTGTAACTCCAGATGCTTTAAACGTCCAAGACCCCGCTCCGGGGCAAACAAAAACACTTACGTTAACATACACGATTAACGGTGGCGCGACAACTACTCTTACGGAAAAGGATGGAAATTCAGTGATTATAAATGCACCTCCGGCGCGCGAAGCTGATGGATTAAAGATTGTAAAAGCGGAATACGGATATTCAGGAAACTTTACAGATGTTACAAATGCTTTACAAGATCAAATTTATAATGGTTCAATCAATATCATTGTAAGTCCCAAAGCTGTTGGAATTCCGGACCCAAATCCCAGTAAACAAAAATCGCTTGAGGTTCAATATACGATTAATGGGGCCTCGAGTTCACAAAGTGTTGTGGATGGAAAAAAATTTAGTGTTTCTGCGCCGGCTATAAGTTCACCGGACAATAAAACGCCGTCACAACACGCTATGTCATTTTTTGGAATTCTAGCAAAAAATTTAGCATATTTCTTTGGAATTTATCTCCATGCTCTATCCGTGTTCTCGGCTATAGAGTTTGGAAATAATTTTATTTCTCCAATGTTATTTGGAGCTCTTGCGTTTTTTATTCCTTTTTTCTCATTTTGGTTATTACCGCAAATAGTTTTTTTCATAAGAGTATTTAGTTCAAATAATATTATTTAGGCCGGAATATTCTTAAACTTCCCAATTCCAGCAAATCCCGCGAAGACATCCTTCGTAGGCCCTACTAGGTATACTCGTCCACTCTTCTCGCCTACAACATAGTCCGCATCCTTGAAATTGTGAACACTCTTCATGTCCTCATCTTCCTCGTCCGCAGGACCTGTTACAAACACTCCATCGTCGCCATTCCAGTATACACCCGGTGTATCAACCTCTGTAAGAAGCGAAATCTTCTTAAGCTCGTCAAGGCTCATCACCTTCGGATCAGCGGACGCTTCTACTGTCAATTCCTTCTTCGCAGGAGCCTTTGAATCCACAAACTCGCGGATATGGTCGGCCAGACCACCAGCCTTCCACGTTTCGCTGTCCAAGGAATTCACATAGTTTGTAAACTCTTTCTTTACCTTGTCATCAACCTCAAGACCAACCTTATTCAACTCTTCCTTGAGTTGCTTTGTGATGGTCGGCGTCATCCGCTTAATTCGCTTTTCTTCTGCCGGCTCGGCCGGAACTGGAGCTGGGGGCGGAGCTTGGACGACTGGGGCTGGAGCCGGAGCCGGAGCCGGAGCCTTCTTCTTCGTTAACTCACTGAGCTTGGTTTCAAGTTCTGTGAGCTTTTGCTTAGCTTTTTCAAGTAGCTTTCCCTTCTTTGCGGGAATCTTCTCCTTTAACTCAGCAATATCATCCTTGAGCTTCTCTTCGGTTGATCGCTTCTTAGACTTTGTTGGACTAACACCGCCGGTCTTTGTCTCGTAATAAGCAAGTGCCTCCTCAGCATTGAAGCCGTACTTCTCAGCGATAATTGTGATAATCTCCATTTCGTTCTGAAATTCCTTTCATAATGGAAAAAGAATCCGTTTTTTAGAATTCAATTTTATGAACAACTGCTAAAACACAATTTGCGACACCATATGCTACTGTTGGACATTTACAAAATATTCCGTAGCATCTATGTTTTGGATCAATTCGCTTCGTTTTGTGCTCTTGAGTTTGCCAATTGTTTAGATATCTAATTATACCTAGAATTCTTTCTTCCTCATAAATTTTGCGCATTTTTTCAATAAAATTGCCATGCGGGTGAAGATGCTCAACCTTTTTTAAAATTTTTTCAATTTCTTTAAAGTTAGACATTCACGCGGATAGCTTTTTATTTTTTACGCGTTGACAAATCAAGTCATATTTTAAAAAAATTCGTTTTCGTTAAAATTGATATATTAATATAGATTTGTGTAATAAATGGGTGATACTGCATTTGCCAAGACACATTTACAAGAACATCTTACTGGTCTTCTAGTTTCTCCGGTTTCTGAAGGATTTTGGAGTATTTATAATTCCGCGAACGAATTGTGTGAGCGAAATGGGCAACCGGATCAAGTTCTAAGAACATTTCAGAATATGCTAACACGCATTCCCGAGTGGTCAGATTCGACTCTTTCTACGGAAGTTGAAAGAATACTAAAGGTTAGCAAATGTTCTTATATGGATGATCTTCTTATGGGAGTATTTCTGGCCTATATGAAGGCGTTTGCTTCAATTCGTTACCGCGGGACATCAAACGAAATCAAGATTGATTTTGAAAGGCCGTCTCTCTCAAAATTTATTCATACACTGTATATTTCCGCAGCGCGAGAGTTGTGGCAGGTTGCATTTTTATTTAAAACTTCCCAATTTCCCACTGAAATAGAAGCTAGAAACCGTCAGGAAATTAATAATAGAATCAAACTTATGGTTGACACGGTTATTTCTTCGTTTATTCCGTGGGGGGCTATTGCGAAACAATATTTCGTTGAAGAGCCGGAAACAACTCCCGAACTACCAACGTTTGCAGAGGAAAAGAAGGGCGCTGTTCAATTTGAAGAAGAAGATGATGATGAAGATTCTGAAGAAGAAGAGCAACCAAAAATTCATCTTAGCGACGAAACTGCGGAGTTACAGTATGAGAATTTGGACGAGGAAGCTCCTACGCCGGCACCACCACAAATTTCAGAACAAGTGGAATTGGAACCAAGTGGCGAGCTCGTTCTAAATTTGTAAAGATTCACTCTTACTCGCTATAAAATGTATGCTATGATAATTGCCTCCATAGCAGTTGCCCTAGTTACATTCATTATTTACGCTTTAGAGCGTAAATCAGTTGGCGCACCAATTCTATGGGAAGATGCTTTGAAATTGTCTCTATTTGGCGGTCTTATTACGTCCGGCGTTGTATTCGCAACCTCCGTTGATGTTCCAGAAGTTACCAAGACTGTTGCGGAAACCGTTCCCGCAGTTCAAGAAATGTTTGTAGGAACTCCTAGCTTTTAAATATTTTTTTCCAATTATTTTTTACAGTTTCAATGTATTTTTGACGAAATTCTGTGTCATCTACATACTTAAAATCATTTAATAGGACGTATAAATGTTCAATTGAATTATAATAGTATGTGTTTAGTGATTGAAATATATGATACATATCTGAATTGTCTATCCAGTCATTTATTGATAGGTCAGATTGCCCCCCATATGATCGTATAGTTATAAGATTACTTGGGTCTGATTTTAAAAACTCCTTTGATGGAAAAAACAGCGGACATCCGGCCGTAAACTGCTAAAACATACTCATTGTACTAATTTCATACGGAACATGTATAATTCCTTTATAGGACACTACGTCACTCCATTCATGTCGTGAACCCAATTCAGACCGCTGTGTAATCAATGGATGTGCCGGAGTTGATCCGGAATGACATAAAAATGTATCTTTTGTCGGTGTATATTTTACATTTGTATACAAACATAAAGATGGGTTATACAGCGGAGTAATTCCTACACAACGTCGTGTATATTCAAGATCTCCAAGATTATTTGAAACAATTGTAATTCTATCCTTCATTCTCATAATAGAATCTTTAAATACTTGAAGCATACGATAATCTTTTGTTTGACAAAATGGCAAATCAAATCTACATGTATTAATCATTAAAATTGGTTTATTATACTTTTCATAAATCATCGCAAATGCGGGTACATGACAGGTAATGAAACCATCAAATTGTTTTAGAAATTCGTCATATACATCTTGAAATTGCTTTATCATAGTTTCATTAATTACATCCCATGAATATTGATGAATGATTTCAGGAACATCCATACTCCGCTTCATTACCCACGAATGTTGCGATAAACACCAATCAATAACTTCAATATCAGGATTTGCACTTTTAAAATCAGCTATTACAGAAATGTGCGCATCCATACAAAATAATTTAACCATGCTTTAAATAATTAAAATGGTATTTAAATGGTGTGTTATGATCTTATCAATCGGAAATCCTTTTTACGCAGAAAATTCAAAAAAGGTTTTATCACATTATTTTAATAAACATTCTATTGAATATTATTTCATAGAACACATTCCATCAAATATTGACACTAGAGGTTCACACCCATCTTGGTTTAAACTTCTAGCGCATAAAATATTACCTAATTATGACTTTATTATATGTTGGGATTTAGATCTTCTACCTAGTAATCCGGATGTAGAAATTATAAAAGCGTTTAATATGAATAGATTATGTTTAGCGTGGGATTCTCATGCTAAATACTTTCCAAATGATAAATACTGTCCATCATTTAAATATAATGGCGGATTGATTGGAATACCAAAAACATATTCTAATTTTACTGAAACTATATTTGATAAATATGCTCCGGGATATAAACCAAGTTATGAACAGTATTATTTAAATGATGAAATTGAATCGCAGAACATTGATGTATTTGAACTTCCGGAAAATATGAATGTATTATATTCAGCTACTGGATTTGAAAATGCAATATTACAACATTATACATACACGCATGATGCGAAAAATAAGATTGAAAATCATGTAACTTCTTATTTCACTAAATGACACATACAGTTTCTCCTGAAACAGATATTACAATGTAAGGACTATTTTGCAGTTGTTTAGATGGAACTGCGTTTTTACAAAATCGAACAATGGCTTTATACAGATGAAATGAATGAAATCTATCATGGCGACTCTTATCATCGCGGAATAAGACCGATTTGCCATCTTCTGTTGTCATCCATTTCGTAAACCATTGAAATATTTGGTTTTTACTATATTCTTCGCACGTCGGCCCATTTGGAAATAAGTCCCAAAACATTGAAGTAGCGAATCGCGCCAAATCAAACGACGCATTCGGACGAACATTTGGAAATTTATTTGTAAAATATGGTTCAGTGTTATATTGACCTCCAGCCTCTTCTGAAATCATAAAATGATCACTCATGAAAAATTTAGGCTCTTTCATTCCCATAATTTTTACAGAACCGGTCCCTCTCTCAAAATCAATAATCTTAATGATATATCCATACGTGGGAACTTTGTAGAATTGGCCGTTCATAGAATAGTATAAAAATTCCTTTTCCGTAGAAACATACATAATATTATTCGCATGAAGGTCATTATGCACAAATCCAAAATTCTTTTGAGCAAATGATAGCGCCAAAATAACTTGAGTCAACCAAGCAATGTGTTTTTCGTTGTCATTGTATGACATGAATAGTTGGAAAATGGTTCCCTCACATTGTTCCATAACAGTAATTTGAACCGGCACATTTGAAAACGTAGCCCACGCGAATGGCTCAGTATCTTCCTCATCCACATCATCCTCGAGATCATCCTCCTCACAATCACATGAATGAACATCAAAGAAATAAGAAGTAGAAACAGAAGAACTGTCTGAAATATTATCATCAGATTTTTGCTCTTTAAACATTTGCTGAAGAGACGATGGCTCCGCTTCAATACGCTCAACAGCCAACTCTTCAACACCATCAAGCGTCATTTCATCCCCTAAATTAAGCTCTAGTTTTGATGTTCGCGTGTGCTTAAATATATTGCCGGTCTCTTCTGAAATTTTCAAATCAAATGTTTTGCCAATATTTTGTGTAAACCATGGACGCTCGCATAATTCCTCGTAATCATCTGAAATATCAATCGTATGCTTTACCGCGGTTCCCAAGAAAATACCATATACCTTCGGAAAATTAGGACAACTGGACTCACTCAATAATGCGGAAAAAAGAGAGCCAATATACGCGGAATTATTCGGATTTTGAAATTTATGATAAATACTTTCGGATTGCTCTTTTGTTGATGGAAGACCTATTTTTCCATAATCTTCTTGAATAAACTTGTATGAATTTAAAACCATACTAACTTTGTTATGAATGGATTTAATTCCGCTTTTTGTCCGAATTGTATGCTTACTGATAATACTGTGGATTTCATCAGAAAATTGAATCCCATATTCTAGCGGTTTCGGTTTATTTTCTGTTTTAAATAACTTTTCAAGTGACGGAAAAAAAGGCTGTAAATTTTGTATACCCCATTCCCTCTCAGCTTCTCGCTTCAATTCGTCCAAAGAATATTTATGAAGAGACAGATTTACAGGAATTGTGCGAAGTTCCCCCTTTTTCACCATTATATGATTGTGTTAAAGCATAAATTAAAATCTTCACGCGGTAAACTCAAGAATGAACTTCCAAATTAAAAAGTTCAACATGGATACTATAGTAAGTCGTTGCGCTATAGATTCCCATAAATCGCCTATGATTGTTTTAATCGGTAAGAAAGACACCGGTAAATCTTTTTTACTAAAAGATATTTTGTTCCATACACAAGCATGTTTTCCAATTGGAACAGTCATTTCAGGAACAGAAGTTGCGAACCCATTCTTCCAAGATATTGTTCCAGCAAAGCTGATTCACGACAAATACAAGCCAGATATTGTCATGAGCGCCATTAAACGCCAACTTTCCGTTAAACAAACCCGCGAACATGAAAAAAGAACACGTGCTGGAAATTCTAATATAGACCCACGCGCATTTTTAGTTTTAGATGATTGCCTTTACGATTCATCATGGATTCGAGAAGAATCTACTCGCTATGTTTTTATGAACGGACGTCATATCGACATGGTAACACTGATTACAATGCAGTATCCGCTAGGTGTAACCCCAAATTTGCGAACAAACATTGATTTCGTATTTATTTTGCGAGAAACCGGTATTTCAAATCGTAGAAGAATTTATGAAAATTTCGCAGGAATGTTTCCAACATTTGAAATGTTTTGCCAATTCATGGACCAATGCACTGAAAATTATGAATGCCTAGTCATATGCAATGGAGTTCAATCAAATAGACTAGAAGACCAAGTATTCTGGTATAAAGCATCAGAACATCCGCAATTTAAACTTTGCGATGATTCCCTTTGGGTAGATAATAAACCATTCACAAGCTCTATGCTTGCGCAAGACGAATTTACACCCGAAGGAATGCGGAAAAAGAATTCCGGACCATGGGTCAATGTAAAAAAGTCTAATTAATATAATGAACAAACATAGTTTTGGTGAACCGAAAAAAGGATTTCATGCAACGAGAATTTTTGGATTCGCGTTGTATGATATTTTGGGAACTATTGGACTCGCTTTGATATTCTCTTATTTTACTGGGATTTCAATTTGGTACTCTCTTCTTGGGTGGTTTGTAGTAGCGGAACTTCTTCACTGGTATTTTGGCGTTCAGACAGAGTTTTTACGTATTTTGCAATCTTCCTAGGATACCGCGGTTGGAACAGTTTTTCAAAAAATGTGTCTGGTTTGAATTCCGCCACATATTTAACTTTATCATCAATTAAATCATATATCCTATCAGAAATTGTTGGTCTCATATCTACATCTCCGCGTGGATCATAACATTTTAAACGTTCCTTCATTAATGTATACCGGTTTCAATGCGTGAAAATTTTAATTAATTAAACAGTCTTCAGTAACTTGCTCAATTACATAAACTCTCCCACCATGCCCATGATTCTGAACAAGTATAGCATCTTTTTTCATTCATAATAATTATATTCGTATGGGATCAAAAGATATTTATTACTCGCGAATAGCGCCCTCCGATGGGTGTACTGGGACGTCCAATGATTGAGATACCTCGTTTGTATCTGCCAATCCAGCGTCCTTGAGCCCTTGCTGACGGCGCTTATTTTCCTCTTTTTGGGCCCGAATCTTCTCAGCTTTTTCTTCTTCAAAAAAGATTTCCTTATTTACTTCATTCTCCTTATACTTGCGCATAAGTTCATTCAATTCCTTCTCAGCATACTCAACTTCCGGCATACGGTGCTCCGACGGATCCCACGGCAACCAAGCACCAACTTTCCCGATATACAAATTATCATTCGGGTAACGGCGCTGTAGAACTCGCGCATATTGCTGACATTCTCCAAGTTCAGAAAATACACGGCGAACCTTCACACCGCGGACATTCGTTCGGAAATCAACTTTCTCCGTAAATTGAGTCTCCAAATCCTTCTCGTTCTTCAAAAGAAAAACCTCATATTGCTCACGAATATCGGTCTTCTTAATTTCATCATTATGAATTTTAGTAAATTCCTCAAGGTCCTTGAACAATTCATCAACCTTCAAATTATACTTCTTCGCAAGGAACGCCATAAAATGCTCCATCCCTTTAATCTTCCAATCATACTCAAGCCATTCCACAAACTTTTCGTTAAAGAATTCCTGCTTCTGCTTAATAATCTTCTCAGGAGACAAAAATGAAATAATAGAGTATCGCTGTGTAGGAATTTCAGGGTCTTCCTCAAGATAATCAATAGTGTCACCTGACTCATCAACCTTTGGCAAAGTTTCGCGAGGCATTTGTTTATGTATCCACAGTTATATGAAAATCCTTAATATAACGAAAACGAATTTGTTTTTTGTATAAGGATTGTATCTTTTATGCGCTTGATTGATTTAGTAAAAGCGAATCCCGACAAGAATTGGAATTGGTATGCATTATCTAGAAATCCAAATATTACATGGGAGGATATTCAAAACAATCCAGATAAAGATTGGCATTGGGAATACTTATCTATGAATCCGAATATAACACGGGACATTATTCAAAATAATCCAGATAAAGATTGGCATTGGGAGTACTTATCTGGAAATCCGAATATAACATTGGACATTGTTCAAGCGAATCCAGACAAACCTTGGGATTGGTGGGCATTATCCGCAACTCCAAATATAACATGGGACATTATTCAAAATAATCCAGACAAACCTTGGTGTTGGTATATATTATCTCAAAATCCGAATATTACATGGGACATTGTTCAAGCAAATCCAGACAAGCCTTGGAATTGGGATGCATTATCTCAAAATCCGAATATTACATGGGACATTGTTCAAGCAAATCAAGACAAGCCTTGGAATTGGGATGGATTATCTTGCAATCCCAATATAACATGGAACATTGTTGAAGCAAATCCAGACATGCCTTGGGATTGGTATGGATTATCTGGAAATCCAAATATTACGTGGGACATTGTTCAAGCAAATCCAGATAAACCTTGGCGTTGGTATAGATTATCTAAAAATCCGAATATTACATGGGACATTGTTCAAGCAAATCCAGACAAACATTGGTGTTGGTATAGATTATCTAGAAATCCGAATATTACATGGCACATTATTCAAGCAAATATAGACAAGCCTTGGGATTGGGAGTGCTTATCTCAAAATCCGAATATTACAATGGAAATTGTTCAAGCAAATACAGACAATCCTTGGAATTGGGAGTACTTATCTCACAATAAATTTTGCAAATACAACTTTCCATTACCAGTTATGAAACGTAGAGCGAAAGAACGGTCTGATAAAATTAGGAAAGAACTGATTGAAAAGGTATTCGCACCACACAGAGTGGAAAAGTGGATTGAATATTATGGTATGGATTGGGACGAGAAAGTTTAAAACGAATTTGTTTTTTGTATAAGGATTGTAGATTATGCGACTCATTGATTTAGTGAAAAAAAACAGAACTAAACAATGGAATTGGTGGGAATTATCTAGACATTCGAATATTACATGGCAAGATGTTCAAGATAATCCGAATTTACCTTGGGATTTTAGGTCATTATCTATGAATCCGAATATTACACCAGAAATTATTCGAGCAAATCCAGACAAAGATTGGAGTTGGACGTACTTATCTGAAAATCCGAATATTACACCAGAATTTGTTCAATCAAATCCAGACAAAGATTGGAGTTGGACGTACTTATCTGAAAATCCAAATATTACACCAGAATTTGTTCAATCAAATCCAGACAAACCTTGGAGTTGGTATGGATTATCTAAAAATCCAAATATTACACCAGAATTTGTTCAATCAAATCCAGACAAACCTTGGAGTTGGTATGGATTATCTAAAAATCCAAATATTACATGGGGCATTGTTCAAGCAAATCTAGACAAACCTTGGAATTGGCTTGAATTATCTGAAAATCCAAGTATTACATGGGACATTGTTCAAGCAAATCTAGACAAACCTTGGCATTGGTTAGCATTATCTGCTGCAAATCCCAATATTACATGGGACATTGTTCAAGCAAATCCAGACAAGCCTTGGAATTGGGAGTGCTTATCAGGAAATAGAAATATTACATGGGGCATTGTTCAAGCAAATCTAGACAAACCTTGGAATTGGCTTGAATTATCTGAAAATC